ACGTGTCGTACAGTTGATTTGTCTTCTATCGCTGAAGGTCAGGCTATGGTTATAAACAGCGTGAACTATACAATTCAGGCGTGGATTGATGACGGCACAGGCGTTACGGTAATTCAGTTGGAGAAAGTATAATGGCGCATGTTCGCAAACAGATACGCGACAGAATGGCCAGCACTATTTCTACTGGGGCTACTCTGGTATCTAATCGTGTATATACCACACGGGTATATCCGCTGACTGACGCCAACCTGCCTGCGATTACTGTGTATACGGGGTCAGAGGTTTCAAGCCGACTAAATATGGGTTTGAACGATCTGAACAGAAGTTTGACGGTTGATGTTGATATATATGTCAGAGCGACATCAACATTTGATGATGATGTGGATGCTATTGCTGTCCAGATCGAAGAGGCAATAGCCGGTGACTTTACAGTCGACGGTCTTGCGAAAGAGGCTGTGCTTACTGGAACTGAAATTCAGTTTTCAGGGGATGCGGAGCAACCTATAGGGGTTGCGAAGCTGACTTATTCAGTGAGATATGTTACAGCATTAAATGATGTAGAAGCAGCCAAGTAAAGGAGAAACGCTATGGCTACATATTTCGGTTCTAACGGAAGCGTAAAGCTGGTCACTACTGGCGGCTCCGTTGCTACAATTGGTGAATTGTTAAGTTGGACTGTCACCACCACTGCTGAGAGCATTGATACAACATCAATGGGAGATACTAGCAGAACAGTTACCTCTGGCCTCAAGTCTGGATCTGGAAGCCTAAGCTTGTATCTTGATCCTGATGATGCGGTGCAGCAAGACCTGTCTGAAGGAGACAAGGTTGACTGTGAGTTCTATGCAGAAGGATCTGACGCTGGAGATGCTAAGTATTCAGGCACATTCTTGGTCACTTCTGTTGAAAGAGGCGCGACACTTGATGGATTGGCGACTATGAGTGCAGAGCTAACACTTGATGGCGCGTTTACGGTTGGAACTGTCTAAATGTCAATCGTATCGCAGATTGAAGTTGCGGATGCTGAAATCAAATCGTTAGAGATACCTGAGTGGTTGGTCAATGGCCAACCTCTTAAGGTTAATTTCTATCCTTTGACAGTCTCAGAGTATAGAAAGATAAATAAGCGCTATCCAAACTTCATGGAAAACCTTCTTGAAGCTGAAATTCAGGTTCACATAATAATAATTAAGGCGCTAGACGATAAGGGCGAAAAGTTATTTGACTTCGGGGATAAGGCTTGGTTTGACAATCGAGACCCAATGGTTGTTATGCGTTTGGCCTCTCGTCTTGTCACCAGCAAGTCGGTGGAGGAGCTTGAAAAAAACTAATTGACGATCCATTCAGGATGAATGTGATTTCCTTGGCTGAAAAACTTGGCAAAACAATAGCTGAGATTGAAGAAATCACCATTGATGAGTATAATGAGTGGATCGCGTATTATAAGGTTTTAGAGGAGCGCAGCAAAGATGGCCAGTGACCTAAATATTATCGTCGGCGTTCAGTCCGGTGATGCGCTCCGGCAATTGGGCAATGTCCGTAAGCAAGTGGACAGTGTTAGCGCGGCAACGCAAAGAGCAAGCGGTGCGCTTCGGACGCAATCTCAGCAATACAGTAGAACTGCTGTCGCTACTAATAAGTTTGCTAAAGGTGCTTTGCAGCAACTTGGTTATCAGGTCGGTGACTTTGCGGTGCAGATCGCCAACGGCACAAGCAAGATGCAAGCATTCGGCCAGCAGGGTTCACAGCTTCTTGGCATATTCGGGCCTGTGGGTGCATTACTTGGTGCGGGTGTGGCCATCTTTTCCGCTATTGGTGTCGCGGCTCAAAAGTCTGGCTTATCCTTTATGGATTTTTCAACTGCGTCAAGCCAAGCGAAGTCAGCGGTTGCGGCGATCAAAGAGGAAACCAAGAAATATAATACTGAGCTTGAACTACTGAATAGCGGTCTTGATACTGCTGCACAGTTGCAACTGCAAAAAGCAATTGTAAGCATGAAGGAAGCTATTGCTGTTCAGGAAGTCAGGCTTAGTGAGGAATTATTAGAAAAAGGTCGCAACAACACCTCTAGGGAGCAGCGCGCTAGATTGCAGGAGATGCAAGATGGCCTTGCTATTTTATACGCAGAGGATGAAGTGAATAAAGCCGCTTTGAAAGCGCTGCAAGATAAGAATAACGAAATCAGGAACGCCAAGACTGCGCAAAAAGAATTATCTAAGGTCATAAGGTCTGAGACAGTTCCTGAAATTGAGCGCCTTAAAGAAGCCTCTGAAATGGTAGGCAGTTCATTTGAGCGTTCAATGATGTCTGTCGTGAAGGGTACTGCAACAGCTAAGGACGCCTTTAGGTCAATGGCTGCGGATATTGTCGCCGAGCTTTACCGCATCTTTGTTGTTAAGCAGATTACGGGATTTATTACGGGGGCCATTCAGGGCGCATTTATGCCCCGTGAATATTCTGCCCCACCCGTTGCGCCAAGGGCGATTGGTGGGCCTGTTTCTGCTGGTAGCCCATATCTGGTTGGCGAGCGCGGCCCAGAGCTTATGATCCCGTCCAGAAGCGGAACGATCATCCCTAACAATAAGCTTGGTGGCGGTGGCGGCGTAGTAGTCAACCAAACCATCAACGTCTCCACAGGCGTACAGCAAACTGTACGCGCTGAGATCAAGCAGTTAATGCCGCAGATAGCAGACAGCGCTAAGGCTGCTGTAGTAGACGCCAAGCGGCGTGGTGGATCATATGGAAGGGCATTCGCATAATGGCTATCAGTTATCCTTTAGCGCTGCCTACGCATACGGGCATAGCTCAGATTGAACTAAGGGCGACTAACGCAGTTGCTTATAGCAGATCGCCTTTTACTTTCGCGGGTCAGGCTCACGCTTATGCTGGTAAGGCTTGGCAAGCTGATGTCACGTTGCCATCAATGAAGCGCGAAGATGCGGAAAGATGGGTGGCTTGGCTCATTTCACTGAAGGGCCAGCTAGGCACGTTTTATCTTGGTGATCCAGCCGCGACTACGCCATTAGGATCAGCGCGTGATACCGATACAATCTTAGTTGATGGCGCTGTATCATCTGGTGATACGATTGCCATAGACAGCGCACCAGCAAGTCAGACCGATTATCTCAAGGCTGGCGATTATATGGAGATTGGCACAGGCGTAAATCGTCAGTTATTCAAGGTGCTGAATGATGTTGATACGGATGGCACAGGGAGCGCTACAGTAGATGTTTGGCCTAATGTGCGCACCAGTATAGCAGACGGTGCTGCTGTTACTGTGCAGAGCGCTCAGGGGATCTTTAGGCTGGCAAGCAATGAGCAATCATTTAGCATAAATGAAGCCAGCATATATGGGATAACATTCGGGGCGATAGAAGCAGTATGAGCAGGACAGTACCATCAGCGCTGCTTACGGCGCTCAGTCAACCAGAGGTTCAGCCATATTATGCGGTTGAGCTTAACTTTGATAGCGCGCCCATAAGACTTTGGACGGGTTATGGGGATCTTACCATTGGCGTTGATACATACACTGGATCTGGCAACTTGCTTGCGATTGGCGGTCTGGAAGAGGCAAATGATCTCTCCGCTAAGAATGTCATACTGACCTTGTCTGGAATACCGTCTAGTTTAATTTCTATTGCCCTTAATGAGCCATATCAGAGGCGCGAAGCTAAGATATATTTTGGTACGACAGATACTTCTTCACCGATAGAAGTCTTCAGCGGGCTTATGAACACCATGTCTATTGAAGATAATGGTGAAACTGGGTCAATATCTCTTGACGTCGAAAGCAAGTTGGTAAGGTTAGAGAGAGCAAGCAATCGTAGATATACGCATGAAAATCATATATCTAGGAATGCAGGGGATACCTTTTTTTCATTTGTTGCCGACTTGCAGGATAAGGACGTCATATGGGGCAGAGAGAGAGCCTAAACCGTTACTTGAAGTCAGTAGGCGATATTCCTTTTGAATGGGGAAAACATGATTGCCTTACCTTTACGAATAATGCTTATCGCGCAATGTATAACGAAGGCTGGGCAGATGACTGGCTTGGGCGTTACGGCAAAGGCTCTAAGGCATTACGCCGAAAAGAGTTAGAGAGCGAATTTGGGTTTAGGATCAAGCAGCTTCCGGAAAAAATCAGCAGCAGACTAAAGCCAATAAATCATGTTCCCCCTCTTGGAGCATTGGTTACTACTAAGAAATCTAACACTTGGATTATAGGCGTAGCGATGGGAATATGCACAGGCACTAAGGCTGTTTTCTTATCAAAGGAAGGTGTGCTATATTTGCCCTTAGATTATATTCACCAAGCATGGGTTAAAGAGATATGAGCAAATACAAGCTAGGTGATTACACAATAAAAAACTGGAATAGTTGGGATAGGGTTCCTAGAGATCCATTTACTGTTGGTGCTTATATATTATCAAGCACGGGCATAGCTGCGGGATTATCGGGCGCTGCTGCTTTTTACGGGGCTTATATTGTCGGGTATCTTGCCACAACCGCTATTACATCTTGGGCTATATCTGCACTCACTCCTAAACCTGATTTCGGAGCGCAAACATCTGCGGGGATTATGGTCAACAGCCGCGAAGCTGCTGCGGCTCAAGATTTTGTATATGGTAAGGTTCGCAAGGGCGGCGTTGTTACCTTCTATGAAGCTACCGGCGCATCAAACACATACCTTCATCAAGTCATAGTATTGGCTGGTCACGAGGTTAATAGTATTGGCGATATCTACGTTAATGGTGAAGTTGTCAGCATTGATGGAAATAATTTAGTCACAGGCGCGACTTGGAATAATAAGATCCGCATTAAGAAGCATGATGGCTCACAAACCACAGCAGACAGTGACCTTGTATCTGAAACCAGCGTAGACAGTAATTTTAAGGGTCTTGGGATAGCCTATCTGTACGTCAGGTATGAATATGACCAAGATGTGTTTGCTAATGGTGTGCCGCTTATAACGGCCGTGGTTGAGGGCAAAAAGGTATATGATCCCAGAACAGCTACAACGTCATACAGCAACAACGCTGCGCTTTGTATTCGTGACTTCTTAACGTCTGCTTATGGGTTAGCTGACAGTGCTATTGATGATATATCCTTTGCTTCTGCCGCAAATGAGTGTGACGAAAATGTAACTTTATCGGGTGGCGGTACAGAAAAGAGATATGCGTTAAACGGAATAGTGAAATCTAGCCGATCAGTTGGTGACGCTTTAGGCGACATGACTACAGCTTGTGCTGGTACTTTATTCTGGGGGTCAGGATATTGGAAGCTGAAAGCTGGCGCTTATTCTTCGCCTGTCAAAACGCTTACCCTAGATGATTTGCGCGGATCGATAAATCTGGAAACCCGAATTACCATGCGGGATAACTTCAACACGGTTCGTGGTACATTTAACGATGCAGATCAAGACTGGATTACTGCTGACTACCCAGAAATAACCAGTGCCACCTTTAAGACCGAGGACAATGGCGAAGAAGCGCTTCTTGACCTTCAACTACCGTTCACCACAAGCTCAGCGACAGCGCAGCGGCTTGCTAAGCTAACGCTTTACAGAGGCCGCGAGCAAATGACTTTGAGCGCAGACTTTGGCTTAGAGGCATTTCAAGTTGAAGTTGGTGATATAATCGCTTTTACAAATGAGAGATATGGATTTAGCGCCAAAGAGTTTGAGGTTATTGGCTGGCGCTTTGCGGCCAATCAAGATGCAGGCGACTTGCGTGTTAATCTAACGCTAAGAGAGACTTCATCTTCTGCATTTAATTGGAGCGCTGAAGAGACAGCTATAATCAGCAATAATTCTACGCTCCCAGCGTTCACATCTGTTGCTGCACCAACAAACCTTACGCTGTCATCAACTGCTGCCATAAATGATGACGGAATTACAATCCCAGCCATCAAGGCAACTTGGGATATATCGAGCAATGCTTTCGTTCAGTATTATGAAATACAATACAAGCGTTTAGGCGGCGAAGAGGATTACGACAGCATTGCCAATGCCTATACTGAAAGTGAAAACTGGGGCAGTATTACGGTCACGCCAACGCAAACAGCAGAAGATTATGGGCTAACCAATGAGCCAATTCTAACGCCAGACGCGCAGTTCACATCAGTCTTTGGGTCATCTAACTCATTTACTATTGAGCCGGTTCTGAATGGCTATGATTATCAGGTTAAAGTCAGAGCCGTTTCTGCGCTGGGCGTAAGATCTCCGTTTGCGACTGCTCAACTTGCCTCGCAGGGTGATACTACTCCACCAACCACACCATCTAACCTTTCTGCTGTTGGCGGCTCTAAGTACATTACAATCACTTGGTCAAACCCAGCAGATCAGGATCTTAGTCATGTTGAGGTTTGGGAAAACGACAGCGACAATCTAAACACTGCTGCTCTTGTCGGTGAAAGCTCTAGCAGTAACTTTATGCGCCCAAATTTGGCGAACAACATAACCAGATACTATTGGGTTCGGGCTGTAGACTTATCACTGAACAAATCTGGCTTTACCTCTAGCGTCAATGCAACAACGCTTTTGGTCACGCCAAATGATTTCAATGATGCTGTCAACGATCTATTTAGTGAAAGTGGCGCATATGGGATTGAGCCAGTATCATCTCTGCCCGCATCAGGTGCATTCGATGGCAAGCTGGTTTTGCTTTTGTCAGACATCACCATTTATCGATGGGATGACGCTACTTCCTCTTGGTCAACAGAGATATATACAGAAAGCTCTGTCAGTGCTGGTGACGTAACCTTTGCATCATTTGCGTCAGGTATTGAGCCGATTAGCATTGTATCCTCTCTGCCTACCGTCTCAGGCTACACTGGGCCAAAGGTTGTTCTGCTTACGACTGACAACAAGTTATACCGGCTAGACAGTGGCGCTTGGACAACAGCAGTGCCAACGACTGATATCACAGGCACTATCGGTGAAAACCTCTTTAGCGATGACTTAAGACCAGTTGAAAAGGTTAATGCACTACCAACCACAGCCTTAACGCAAGGCCGCATTGTTCTGCTGACTACCGATAACAAGATGTATCGCTATACAGGCAATGAGTGGACATCTGCTGTTCCGTCAACAGACATCACTGGTCAGGTGGCAAGTGGTCAGATTGCAGATGCAGCTATCACAGCGACTAAGATCGGCGCTGATGCTGTAACGACAGCTAAGATTGCTAATGACGCTATCACGACTGACCTTATTGCCGCTTCTGCTATAACCTCAACTGAGGTGGCCTCTGATGCCATCACAACGCCTAAGATTGTAGCTGGTGCAATTACCGCTTCAGAGATTGCAACTGATGCTGTCACGTCTGATAAAATCATATCAAACGCCATCACAACGGCTAAGATTGATGCTGGTGCTGTAACTGCCTCAGAAATTGCCGCTGGTTCTATCACTACAGGTAAGATTGCTGCTGGTGCGGTTACAGCTAATGAGATTGAAGCTAACACTATTACTGCTACTGAGATTGCCGCTGGTGCAGTCACAGCTAATGAAATAGCCGCTAACACTATTACCACTGGCAAGATAGCAGCAGATGCCATCACAGCTAATGAGATAGCAGCTAACGCAGTTACAGCGGATGCCATTGCAGCCAACGCAGTTACAGCGGATGCTATCGCAGCTAACTCTGTCAGCACATCTGAGCTAGCAGCAGACAGTGTTACGGCTGGTATTATTGCTGCTGGTGCAGTTAGCACATCTGAATTGGCTGCTGATGCTATTACCTCAGATAAAATAGCTGCTGGTGCTATTGTAGCGGAGAGCATTGCGACAGACGCCATCACATCAGCTAAGATTGGCACAGATCAGATTACAGCGAATAAGATTGCTGCATCATCTATCATTACGTCTAAGATCGCCACAGGAGCCGTTACAGCAGCTAAAATCAGCGTTAGTGAGTTATCAGCTATCTCTGCTGATCTTGGCACTATTCAAGTTGATACAGCTAATATCGCTAATGCTGCGATTTCAACCGCGAAGATTGGCAACAACCAAGTCACCCTTCCTGAGTTTGTAACAGGGCAAGCAAATATTATAGTCACCAGTAGCACTTATCAAACTGTGGCAACTTTAACGACAACGCAGTCAGGTGCGCCCGCGCAGGTATTAGGCATGACAACAGTTACGCATACCAACACCTCTGCCCAGACTATTGGCAACCAATACGGCGTTTTTTCCATTAGACTTTTAGATAGCCTTGGCACTTCATTGATAGAATTTATAGGTACTTATGTAGGCGGCATAAACGCTGGCGCACTAATATTGCCAAAGCTTACAACCTACACAGGTTCCAGAACTTTCTACCTACAAGTCAAGCGCGAAACTACTAGCTCGGCAGCAAGAATTTTGGTTTTGCAGCCAGCCATCAGTTATTTGGAGTTAAAGAAATGAGGATCTTTACGATATATGATGTTGAAACTGGTGAGATTAAAAGACGTATTTCTACGAGCCAAGAGGGCATATTAATAAATGTCTTTGATGGGGAAGATTACATTGAGGGCGAATATTCTGATGAAACCTATATTGTCGTAAATGGAGTGGCTCAGCAAAAGCCCAAATCAGAATTAGACGCTATCGCTATTGAGCGAGCGACTGCGCAGATGAAGATGCGGAGAGATATGCTCCTTAACGCATCTGACTTTACGCAAGTGCCAGACGCTCCTTTTACATCTGAACAGCAGCAGGCATGGAGAGTTTATCGTCAAGCGCTGCGTGATTTGCCTGATAATATTAGTGACATCTTTAATATAGCATGGCCTGTAGAGCCAAATTCGTGATATAAACGCTTCAAGGAGTGACAGCACATGACCAAACAGGTACAGCGCCGCAGAGGCACAGCAACACAACATACGTCCTTTACCGGCGCTGAAGGCGAGCTTTCAGTCAACACAACCAATAAATCAGTTCATGTGCATGATAACGTGACTGCTGGTGGCTTTGAGACTGCTAGAGTTGATATGGATAACGTTACATCCAGCAGTATTCTCACGGCGGCTGGCATTACAGCTACCACTGCTGAGCTTAATTATGTAGATGGCGTCACATCAAATATACAGACGCAGCTAGACGGTAAGGCTGGCACTGCTTCTCCTACATTCACAGGAACGCTTACGACAGCCAACCTAACAGCCACAGGCACGACAACCTTAGCTGGCGCAAGTACATCAGCGGATATTACGTTTGGCGACAACGACAAAGCCATTTTCGGTGCTGGGTCAGACCTCAGCATTTATCATGATGGGGCTAATAGTTATATAACCGAAGGCGGTGTGGGTGATTTACGTTTAGGCGCAGCTAATATAAGAATTGGTGATAACACTAGTGGTGCTAGTTATATTTATGCCACACAAAATGCAGAAGTAACCCTGTATCACAACAACTCACCCAAACTCGCCACCACCAGCACAGGTGTAGACATCACTGGGACTTTGACCAGCGATGGGCTGACTGTGGATGCTACTGAAAGTTACATTAATGGACGCCTTCGTTTAGAAAGTGGCGCAAACTCACAAGACCTCCGCTTTAGCGATACGTCAACTACAGATCAGAATGCACAACTTCGCTTGTCTTCTGGCAGTCTTTTGGTGCAAAGCCAAAACAATTCTTTTAACGCTGCGACTACACGGGCATCTTTTGCTAACAACGGCGACATCAGCTTCTACGAGGACACAGGCACCACGCCAAAGTTCTTCTGGGATGCGAGTGCTGAGAGCTTGGGGATTGGCACGAGTTCGCCAGCAAGACCGCTTCAAGTAGCAATGGATAACGCAGGGGCAACAGTAGCATCTTTAAAAAACTCAGGTGCAACATCTGCAATGCTTGGGTTTCAAGGTTCAGGTTCTACAAATGATTCCAATGTTAGAATAGGTGTATCAGATGACACTGACTTTACAGTTACTACCAATAACGCAGAAGCCATGCGCATCGACAGCAGCGGTAACTTGCTGGTGGGGACAACCTCTCTGGGTAATGCTGATGTTGGTGTAGAGGCTAGAGCAAACGGCACACTTACAACTACAGCAGATTCACAAACGGCATTGTTTGTAAAACGTATTGGCTCTGGCTCAAATGATGATGGTGAACTTGCACGTTTTCAAAATGCGGATGGCACGGTGGGGAGTATTGGGACTTATCAGGGAGATATGTGGATTGGCACTGGGGACACTACGTTATTTTTCCACGATGGTATTGATGCTATTCTACCATCAGGAACAAGTGGCGCAGGGTCGGATGGCCAAAAGTCACTAGGCTATTCAAACTCACGCTTCAAAGACCTCTACCTGTCTGGCGGTGTATACCTTGGCGGCACTGGGTCGGCTAATAAGCTGGATGACTATGAGGAGGGGACTTGGACGCCAACAGCAACAGCTAACATAACTATAAATTCTATTGAAAACGCCACTTATACCAAAGTTGGTCGTAAAGTTACGCTAAGTGCGTGGATGAAGGTAGATATTACTAATGTTGATTTTATTTTTGCGGGTTTCCCCTTTAGCGTTTCAGGAAGGACGTGTGCTTCTGTGACAAACCCTTCTACCGATGAAAGTATAGCTAATCAATGCTTGAGTACATCATGTTATGGTTATGGGGCAGACACTACGGGAACAAATGATGACTTCTTTTTTAGCCTTACATACGACACCTAACCACCCCTGTTGGATCACAGGGTAGTCAGTCCAAGCATAGGAGATAAAAAATGCTAACAGAAGAAACAGTACAAGACAAAATAGAGATCGTAGGCGACTTCAAGCACGTTCAGGTGCG